ACCAGCAACAACAGGAAAAGCTATTGCAATGGCAATCGTTTTCGGCTAAAAGGAGTAAATTATGGCAAATCCAAATATAGTATCAGTAACCAGTATTAAAGGTGAGTCGGTAGGATTCGCGTTATCAGCTACTACAACAACAACTTTGATGACGGTTGCTTCAGATAAAATTGTAAAAGTAAACAGAATTACGGTTGCAAACGTCGATGGAACTAACGCAGCTGATGTCACAATCTCAGTCACAAAAGCAAACTTTACTCCAGATGGTATTTCAAATTTTGATACATCTGGAACTTTTCACATAGCAAAAACAGTATCGGTTCCGGCTGACGCAACGTTAGTTTTACTTGATACTCCAATTTATTTAATGGAAGGTGATGTACTTAAAGGTGGAGCGAACGCAGCATCTGATCTAGAATTATTCGTATCATATGAATCAATAGACGACGCGTAGGAGGTTTTATAAGCTATGGCTAATGGCGGAATAATAGGACCTGTTAACAAACCTGTCGTTGAAAAAGTTTCAACATTCACATCCTCGGGAACTGTTACTACACAAGTTTCAAATAAAACAGTAGATTACTTAGTAGTTGCTGGTGGTGGTTCAGGTGGTGGATACTATGGAGGTGGTGGAGGTGCTGGAGGACTTTTAACTTCAACATCATTATCTGTAGCTGGAGGCACTACATTAACTGCCACAGTGGGTGCAGGTGGCGCTTCTTCTACATATTCTTCAGGAGGTGTTAGCGGTAATAATGGAGCAAACTCTAGTTTAGCTGGTTCAGGTATTTCTACAGTAACTGCCACTGGAGGTGGTGGTGGAGGTGCTGATACTAAATCTGGTGGTCTGGATGGTGGAAGTGGTGGAGGTGGTGCTGGTTCTACAGGAAACGCACCTGCTGCACAAAGTGCTGGTTGTGGTACTCCTGGTCAAGGAAATGATGGTGGAGTTGGTTCTGCCGCTGCAGCAGATTATGTTGCTGGTGGTGGTGGAGGTGCTGGTGCTGTCGGACAAGCTGGTACAGGCTCTGGTGGTGGTGATGGTGGAGTTGGTGTTTCAAATTCAATTACAGGTACAGCAACATTTTATGCTGGTGGTGGAGGAGGTTCTAGTGAAGAAACAGATTCTAATGGAGATGGTGGAAACGGTGGCGGTGGTGATGGAGGGGGTAACCCTAATGCTGGTGTCGCTGGAACAGCTAATACTGGAGGTGGTGGAGGTGGTTCAAACCAAACTCAAGCTTCTGGTGCTGGAGGTTCTGGTGTAGTAATTATAAAAGAATCTGCAAGCGCATCAGGTGTTTGGTCAATGCAAGAACAACTAGAATCAGTAGATGATGGTATATGGCCTAAACTTTTAATTAGTTATAATTTAGATTATTTAGTAGTAGCTGGAGGTGGTGGTAGTGGATCAGCTAAATGTGGATATGCATCAGGTGGTGGTGGAGCTGGTGGATATAGAGCATCTGGTTATGGACCTTCGCCTTTACAAGGAAGTGCACTGCCATTTTCAAATTTAGAAGGTGGTGAAAGTTATGTTGTTACTGTTGGTGCTGGTGGAGCAGGTGGATCATCTGGTTCACATCCATGTAAAGGAGCAGCAGGAAGTAATTCAATATTCAATGTTTGTGGATCAGCGCCAGTAAAAATTACATCCACTGGTGGTGGACAAACAGAAGGTGCTGGAGGATCAGGTGGTGGTGGAGGTCCGGGTATTGCTTCTGGAGTGGCTTCTGGTGGTGCAGGAAATACTCCTCCCGTAAGTCCCCCTCAAGGAAATTCAGGAGGAAGTGGTGGACACTCACCTGGAGGTACAGCATCAGGTGGTGGTGGTGGAGCAACTGCTGCAGGTGGTAATGGAAGCACAGGTGGTGGTGGAGCTGGAGCTGGTGGAGCTGGAGCACCTAATAATATTTTTGGAGATTGTGCATCATACGCTGGTGGTGGAGGTGGTGGAAATAATAATACAAACACAAGTGGAGTAGGTGGAGCAGGTGGTGGTGGACAAGGTGGAAGAGGTCCTCAAGGACCATCATGCACAGCGCCACAAGCTGGAACAGCTAATACTGGTGGTGGTGGTGGAGGTTCTTATGCTTCTCCTCCTTCTGCTGGTTCAAATGGTGGGTCAGGAGTGGTTATAATTAGAGGTCCAGGAGATAGAACATTTTCTGTAACACCGGGAAGTAACTCTGTTTCTACTCACCCAGGTGGTGATAAATTAGCTAAGTTTACGGTATCTGGAACATTGACTGTAACTTAAAATTAAATTATAAATATAAACTTTAAGGAGTAAAAAAATGGCACATTTCGCAGAATTAAAAGCAATGACAGATCCTACAGGATTTACGTCAAACTCACATCAAGTAGTACAAAGAGTTGTAGTGGTGGGCAATGATTGTGTTCCATCAGATATGCACCCAGATGGTGAAACATGGTGTATTAATTTTTTTAAGGGTGGAATCTGGAAACAGACTTCTTACAATAATAATTTTAGAAAACAATACGCAGGGATTGGTTTTGTATATGATCCTGTAAAAGATAAATTTTTATCACAACAACCTTTTGCTTCATGGTCACTAGATGATAATGATGATTGGAAAGCACCAATTACATATCCATCAATTACAAACGATGGTCAAGCAGAACCAGAATGGTTTTACATAATATCTTGGAAAGAAGATAAATATAACGCTGACAACACTAAAGGTTGGGAAGCTACTAAATCAAACGACGAAGCGGAAACACCAACAGTATACGATTGGAACGGCACAGCTTGGGTGTCCGCATAGGAGGACACTAAAATGCCTAGAGGCGGCGGTACACCAAACGGAGGACTATTAGGACAAACGAATAAAACTTCGTTTGGAAAATGTAAAGTTACATCCAAAACGTCATCAGGAGATATTACTACAATACCAGGAACTAGATTAATTGAAACATTAGTTGTTGGAGGCGGTGGTGGTAGTGGGACTGGAAATGGTGGCGGTGGTGGAGGTGGTGCGTTTAGACAAGTTTCATGTATTTCAGTTGATGGTAATACGTCTTATCCAATAACAATAGGTGCTGGTGGTTCTGGATCACCAGGTAAACCAGCTACAGGTGTTCAAGGCGGTAGCTCTATTGCAGCTTTTCCATCTAATCCAATAACAAGTGTTGGTGGCGGAGGAGGTGGTTCAGAAAATTCTAGTGGTCCAATTAATACAGGACAACCTGGTGGTTCAGGTGGAGGTGGCAATGGATATGGAGCAGGCCCACCGAGTGGACCTAATACTCAAGCAGGTGGATCTGGAACAGCTTGTCAAGGAAATGATGGTGGTTCAGGAAGTGTTGTTAGCTCAGGAAATTATAGAGGTGGTGGCGGTGGTGGCGCAGGTCAAGCAGGAGAGGCTGGTAATGCAGCGGGACCAAATTGTAGAGGAACAGGAAAAGGTGGTGATGGATCACCAAGCACAATAACAGGATCGGATGTTACTTACGCTGGAGGCGGAGGTGGTGGAGGTAATAGTCCAACACCGGGTTTAACATCAGGGTCAGGTGGTTCAGGTGGTGGAGGAACAGGTGGAATATCTACACCAGGACCAGATGTAGCCGCTACAACAGGGACAGCAAACACAGGTGGTGGAGGCGGAGGTGGAGCTAATGGTCCAGATGTAAGTAAAGCAGGTGGTTCAGGAATTGTGGTTGTAAAAGAATTAAGTAAAGCAAGTGGTGTGTGGTCAATGCAAAGTCAATTTCAACTTCAATCTCAAGGAACATGGGCAGGAGTTGTGCCTAATTTTATTTGTGCCTCTGGTGGTACAATAACAGAGTCAGGAGATTATAGAATTCATACGTTTACATCTTCAGGTACTTTTTCAATATCTTCGGCACCAACGCCAGGTAGTAATAAAGTTTCATATGTAGTGGCCGCAGGTGGTGGCGGAGGTGGTGGTTGTGGTACTGATGGTATCGGTGGTGGAGGTGGAGCTGGAGGATATAGAGAAGGAAAACATTCACCAGACCCATATAGTGCTAGCCCATTAGCTGCAACTCCATGTTCAGCTTTGTCCGTAGATGCATTTACAGATTATGCAATAACGGTAGGCGCTGGTGGTGCTAAGTGTACTGCTGGATCAGTTTCAACATTTTCAAGTATTACATCTGCTGGTGGTGGTAAAGGAGGTTTAAGAAATTCTGGATCAACTGGAGGATCTGGAGGTGGTGGAGGTCACGAACACCCTGGATCTGCAGGTAATACTCCTCCTACTAGTCCTCCTCAAGGAAACGCAGGTGGGGCTGGAATAAATAGCTCACCGATTTATCCAGCAGGAGGTGGTGGAGGTGCCGCTGAAGCTGGTAACACAGATGCTCAAGGAGAAGGTGGAGATGGTGTAGCAAGTTCAATAAATGCATCAGCTGTAACAAGAGCAGGTGGTGGAGGTGGAGGTGTTAATGATTCTAGCACGGTAAAACCTGGTGGAGATGGTGGTGGTGGAGCAGGTTCAAATTCTTCTACTGCAGCACAAGCTGGTACTGCAAATACTGGTGGTGGAGGTGGTGGAGGAAAAGGATCACCTGGTCAAACGTCAGGCGGTGCAGGTGGATCTGGTGTTGTTATTATAAGATATAAATACAAGTAAATTTTCTTTACTTTAAATTTTATTTAAGATATATAATTCCACATAAAGATATATGAACTTAAGTAATTATTATTATTATTTTCAGTCAGCAGTCCCTGCTAGAATCTGTGATGAAATAGTTAAATATGGAAAATCTATTTCTGACCAAATGGCAGTAACAGGTGGTATGGGTGGTAAAAAATTAAATCAATCACAAGTAAAAGATTTAAAAAAGAAAAGAAATTCAAATATCGTTTGGATGAACGATAGATGGATATACAAAGAAATACAACCATATGTGCATCAAGCAAACGCACAAGCAGGTTGGAATTTTGATTGGAATTTTAGTGAGTCTTGTCAATTTACAAAATATGAAAAAGGGCAATTCTATGATTGGCATTGCGATAGTTGGGATAAACCTTATATTAGAGAAAATGCAAATGATCCAACACATGGTAAGATTAGAAAATTATCTGTAACCGTTACTTTATCAGATCCAAAAGATTACAAAGGTGGTGAATTAGAATTTGATTTTAGAAATTTAGATCCTGATAAACCTAGAAAACCTGTAAAATGTAAAGAAATATTACCAAAAGGATCTTTAGTTGTATTTCCCTCTTTTGTGTGGCATAGGGTATGTCCAGTAAAAAAAGGATCAAGATATAGTTTAGTTATATGGAATTTAGGATGGCCTTTTAAATGAACTTTCCAAAAAAATTAAATTTAGAACATTATTTTTCTAGTCCTGTGTGGTGGGCTGATGAAACAAAGTTTGTAAAAAAATTAAATAAAGCATCTGATAAATATATAAAACATGCACAGAAAAGATTAAAAAAAGACATAGATAAAAGAAATAAAGAGTTTGGTAATAAAGGTGATATGGGTCACGTATTTCACTCAACATCTTTAATTGGTGATCCTAAGTTTAAACAATTACAAGATTACATTGGAAGCACGTGTCATAATTTATTAAATGAGATGGGGTTTGATTTATCTCAATATCAAGTATTTGTAACAGAGTTATGGGTGCAAGAGTTTGCTAAAAAAGGTGCTGGTCATCACACTTTACATACACATTGGAATGGACATATGTCTGGTTTTTATTTTTTAAAAGCTAGTGAAAAAACATCTATGCCAGTATTTGAAGATCCTCGTCCAGGTAATGTGATGAATCTTTTACCTGAAAAAGATAAATCAAAATTATCTTTAGCAAGTTCACAATTTCATTATAAAGTTAAACCAGGCAGAATGATTTTTTTTCCATCGTATATGCCACATTTATATTCTGTTGATATGGGATATGAACCATTTAGATTTATACACTGGAACTGCCAAGCAATACCAAAAGGAGTATTAAATGTCGTTCAAAAAAAATAAATACACAGTTTTAAAAAAGGCTATTTCAAAAGAATTGGCAGATTTTGTTTACAAATACTTTTCTAATAAAAGAAAAGTCGCAAGATTTTTATTTGATCAAAGATATATCTCACCTTTTACAGATTATTGGGGTATATGGTCTGATCAACAAGTGCCAAACACATACTCACATTATGGTGATGTTGCTATGGAAACTTTATTACAAGAAGTAAAACCTGTTATGGAAAAACATACAGGGTTAAAATTATCAGAAACATATTCTTATGCGAGAATATATAAAAAAGGAGATGTGTTACACAGACACAAAGATAGATATTCTTGTGAGATATCCACAACTTTAAATTTAGGAGGTGACGATTGGCCGATATATTTAGACCCAACAGGTAAAAAAGGTCAAGCAGGTATTAAAGTAGATCTCGAACCAGGTGATATGTTGATATATTCTGGTTGTGATTTAGAACATTGGCGAGAAGAGTTTCAAGGTAAAGACTGTGGACAAGTATTTTTACATTACAACAAAGCCGGATCTAAAATGGCAAAAGAAAATGCCTTAGATAAAAGACCCATGATAGGTTTACCATCATGGTTTAAAGGCATGAAGTTGACTAAATCTACAAAATAGTCTATAAAATAGACTGGTATGGGGAGTACCACCACAACCACACTCCCCGTACTTTAATCTGTTAATTAACCTTTAATCTGATATAACGGGTTACTATGCTACAAAAGATAGGATTTGCACCTGGTATAAATAAACAAATCACACCCACAGGGGCAGAAAGTCAGTGGGTTGATTGTGATAATGTTAGATTTAGATATGGTACACCTGAAAAAATAGGTGGTTGGAAACAGTTAGGTGACGATGCTTTAACTGGTGCGGGTAGAGGACTTCATCATTTTGTAAATAGTAAAGCCAGAAAGTATGCCATTATTGGCACAAACAGAATTCTATATGCATTTTCTGGTGGAGTATATTACGATATACATCCTATTAAATCTACGACAACGCTTACAAGTGCGTTCACCACGACCAACGGATCAACGTCTGTTACAATAACTTTTAGTGGAGATCATGGTATATCTGCACAAGATATAGTTTTATTAGACAATTTCTCATCGATAACAAATTCTAATTTTGCAGCATCAGATTTTGATGATAAAAAATTTATGGTAACGACCGTTCCTAATGCTACAACTATCACAATTACAATGCCATCAGCAGAATCAGGATCCGGTGCAACAACATCGGGTGGAATAAGAGTACAACATTATTATCCTGTAGGACCAGCAGTGCAGGCAAAAGGTTTTGGTTGGTCTCTTGGAACTTTTGGTGGTGAGGTAGCGGGTGAGCC